CCTCTTATATGTCCACGCCTAAAACATTGCAAGCTCTAATCGTTAAAAAGCGATATTAAAACTCAACACTGTCAATTTCCATCACTGAATCTTCTATCCTCATGCCTGCTACTGTGTGAGCTGTGATGGCTCCGCTCATGTGAGCGCCACACATTATAGCGCCAAGTAGCGCGTCAGCTCTGTCTGGCGATTTGACTCCCCTTATTGCCATTTTAGGTTTAGGTTCAGCCCTTACACATCCTCTGCTGTCCCATTCGATGAATCTAGTGGTTAGTTGTCGCTGCGTTATTGGGTCCAACTCTCCAAGATGGATCAGCCCTTTAGATATTTTTCTGCACCCAAGAATCCAAACCTCACTAATCATATTGGAGTATTCTTTTGGCTCATCCCCTACTGTGTCAGTTGGGGCCATCCCCCCTCTGAATGAATTAATGAAGTAATGTTCATCATGGAACTGCTTCACCATTGCGTTACCTAATCCGTCTGCATCACCCCAACACTCAGATGCCTTTAACCCTAATTCTCTTGCTAACCTGATGAATTTACGAACTGCCTGAACTGTGTCTTTATCCCTCCAAGCTGCGATCAGTTTAAGTTGGTTGCCACATCGCAGAAAAAATACGTTCTCATCGCCCCCAGCCGCGAAATCGAAAAATCCAACCCTCTCCCCCTTGGTGTCAAGGTGTGGTGGATTGTCGATTGCTCGCCTAAGTATTCCTAGGCTCAAGATTGCATTAGAGTCTAGATCTGTAAACTCAGCCAAGTGCATAGACCTAAATACGGGGGAGTCCTCTCCGTGTATCTCCTTATCGCGCTCTCGTTTGCTGTTTGATATGTGCGGGCAATCGTAAGACGACATTTTCACAGCATAGAAATACTTTCCTAGACTGTGGTGAGTATCGAAGAAGCGGCCAGTAGATTGACCAGGTGAGGAGATATAAAGCGTATATTTGACCGTACACCGATCAAATGCGGCAAATATCTCATCTGGCACGCCTTTTGATTCGTCAACCAGGATGAACACAGGATCAGTTTCAGGATTAATTGTAGGATGCCAACCTTCAGCACGTTCGGGTTTAATGGTTGAGAATCCTACGCCTTTCCCGCCCTCGGGTGTGCGGATAGTGCATGGACTTGCCCCATTCAACACCACAACGCCCTTCGGCATTCCTGTACCGATAGCAGGCCATAGCTGGTTTTGTAGCTGGTTAAATGATCCGCTTGTAGCAACTAGCTTGCCTTGAGGATGCCGCTTAAAGAACCCCTTCACAGCCTCACGCGCCACGATTGCTGTCTTTCCTGCACCATTGCACGCGACTAGAGACGTAGGCCATCCCATGCTTACAGCATTGAGGGTTTCGGCTTGCTTAGGATAGAGCCTCACGCCGTCGAGCGTTGCCATTTGTGCAAAGGATAGATTCATTATTCTGTGATGTAGACAAGAGGTGCATACTCATTTTTAGTTTTCAGCTTAGTAGTGAGGTGCTGGCCTAGACAGTAGCGGCAATTATAAACGCCGTATTTCTTGCCGTGTTTAATCGCCATCTTCCTTGCTTTCTTGAATGGATTCTTGCCTAGTTTCATTTTGCCATCACACCCGCGCTCTTTGCTTGGCTGCCTCATTAGTCTAATCCACTAGGTTTCACCATGTTTGCGCTGATGTCTGCGATCTTGTGCAGCTCGGCCTTGAGTTCATCGGTCAACTCAATCTGATTGGTCTCGGTTTGGATTGCGCCTCCGTCTGGACCGCTTATTTCTGTCGCCGTCTTGTGTCCCCACTTTGGAGAGTCTAACTTGCCAGCAATCCACTTGAGAGAATCAATGTGCAGCTTCTTAGCCATCACCCTTGCGCCTGCTTCCCCAGTTCCAGGTTCACCAGTAGCAACCACTAGAGCGTTGATTGATTCTTCAACCACTTGCTCAGCATAGTTAGCAGCTTGGATCTCTCTCGCGCGGGCGTAATGCTCAGTAAACCCATCTTCGTTAGTTATAACCCACTTATGAACAGTAGTGAAAGACGGCATTGCATCCTCTCTCGTGATTGACCTTAGTGATTCACCTTCGCACATCCTGAGTAGGATAGTTTGAGCTAATTCAGGGTTATACGATGGAGGCCTTCCCCCTTTGTTTTTGCGTTCTTCCATCATGCTTGTGGTTTTATTTTAAAGTGCCTAGTGCTCTATTTGTCGAGACTATAGTTTAAACGGCTGTTTGCTCGGAATGCTTCAGCGTGACTTAGATTTGTTGATTGCTGCTTGAATAAGATTTGCAGTCTCTTGGTCAACCTCATCCATCAAATCAGTCACACAATCGAGCAAAGCCATGTTGTCGTGATCTGGCTCAGGCTGGCTAAACTTAACGGCTGAGAATCTGAAACCGCCCTTTTTAAGTGATCCTAAGCAAATGGCAGCCACCTTTTCAGCTAGCACGATGTCTTTCGTTTCTAGGCTAATTGAAATCCGCTTTCCGACAAATTTAACACCTTGGTCTATCGTAAATCTTAGAGTGTAGCACCTGTCCCCGCACTTTTTTAGTCGGTTACGAGCACAGGCCACGGTGACTATATCAGGGAGTTTAATCAAAGGGAGTTGTTTCATTGCTACTTAATGTCGCTTAATCGTGATTGCTTGGCAAGTGTTAAAATTGTTTCCCTTGCTCATAAGGTAAATCTTGGAACATCTGAATAGGTTTATTCAGCGTCATTCCTAACTTCTTGCCGTTGTGTCCGTGGTGTCTGCACTTCATTACTACAACGTCTTCAACATCCTCTTGCCCCTTTTGACGGATGATGTGAATCCATAGGTCAGCATCGTCTTCAAATACTTTTGCGTACTTAGTCGATACGTTGCCTTGCTGGTCTATTGATGTCTGAGAGAGAATTATAATAGTGCACTTCAATTCTTTCTGTAATGCTTGGAGCTTGTGTGAGATGTCTGCATACATGGTTTCTAGTGTGTCGCCTTTCTGCCTACCGCCTTTCATGAGTTGGGCGTAATCAATCCCGATTAGAGATAAAGGTGAGCGCCTATGTTCTGACCTAGCTAACGCGCAAAGCTTATCGACGTGCATAGCTGGTTCCTCGTGCACCACTAAATCAAACCCTGCTAGACGTTCGGCAGCGTGTTTGATGCGTATCAAGTCGCCCTTGCTCGGCTTGTATAGGTGAGGCTTCGTGATGATGTCACCATGCAAGCCTGATTCATTTATCAGTGCACGGTCAGTCAAAGTCTCCTTTGTCATCTCCATTGAGAAAAACATAGATTTGTGTCCACCTTCACAGGCTCCGTTCATGATTTGAGTCAGGAAGGCAGTCTTACCAGATGAAGGCAATGCAGTAACAATCATGTACGCAGGTGTGATTAGGCCGCCATAAAGACGCTCTAAGCCAGACATGCGGCAAGGAATAGTTGTGGTTTCTTCGCCTTTCATTCGTCTTTTATACGCTTCCAGCCAGTCTTTTACTAATACCTTAGCCACCGCACGATTAGATTTGCCGTTTACAAGCTCATATATCGCGCTGACAGGCTCTGAAAGAGTTTCTAGTGTATCTTGTAGCGATTCTCCATCGGACACGCTGTAAGCCTTGTCTCGCGTGCTAGATACGGCTTTGAGTATTTGCCGCGCTGCATACTTTGTTTTGATGATCTCAATGTGAGACTCGAAATGTGCATCGTTTGTTGCGTATGAGTACAATTCTGCAAGTGCTGATGGGCCGCCTATTTTGGCAAGTAATCCTAGGTCGGTCAGTGTTGCGTTGAGGCTAACAAGATCAAGCGATTGACCAGCAACACCCTTTTTAGAAAGTAGTTCCCACATTGTGCGAGTGCCGTATCCATGAAACCATTCTTCTGTTACGCCAAGCTCAATGGCTCGGTCTAGATTGTTTGCAGGGTCTTGGATGATGCTGGAAATGATTGATTTCTCAGCGTCGAGTGATGCGGGTAGTTGATTAGATTCCATAGTTTACTTGTTGTTTAGGTTGTTGCTTGGGGTCGCTCTTTCGGTTCCACGTTCTAACGGCAGCTTTCCAACATTTCATTTTATTCTTTCCAACCATCCAACCCTTCGATTCGTAGAAGTCCATAAAGTTCTCAGGTTCATTGAATTTGGGAGTTAGCGTTTGACCATAATGGTGAACTTCAGTTGTGGTAGGTTTGATGAATTTTTTAGAGGGGGGAGTTTTAACTTCTCCTTCTCCTTCTCCCTGTTCTTGTCCTTCTCCTTCTCCTTCTCCTTGGGTAAAGTTGGCAGATGAGTGGCAGATTGGTGGCATGTCTTGGCAGATTCCTTTATCCATAAGGGTTAGCCAGCCACATGCCACTAACATGCCACTAGCGTGCCGTATGTCTGCCACTTCCATGCGGGTTATCTCTGAAATATCTTCAATATCCATCGGTGAGCCATCAGAATTAGCCAACATTCCTCGCAATTCTTTAGGCAATGTAGCGGTGTATTGACATAGCGCAGAGAACACACCAAGTGCAGTAATTCCCTCTTTGCCGTTCCTCATTAGCTTACGATAGCCTTTTGAGTCAGTCCCAGAAGGGGCCATATACCAGCCCAGCCTTTGCCGTTTTCGAGTGTGAGCCGTTTCAAAACGCTCATCCCATTTATTGATTTCGTACATAATTTCAATTAGTGTTATGGCAAAAAAATGCCGCATCGTGAGAGTTGACGGAATCACGATGCGGCAAAATAGGGGGGTCCCCTATGTTGAGATTATTACGAAATAAGCGTCAACTCCTTCGATGCCTTGACAATACACGTCAGGCGGTGCGCGTCAAACTTTATTTGATGAAGGCACAAAAAAGGCGCTGAGGAATAACCCTCAGCGCCTTAACTATGATAACAAATGTGAACAAGAAAACAAACCGAATACCTAAAACGGGATGCTTTTTAGAAGCTGCCGATTGTCGGTTAATTCGTCAAGCTCTATTTCAACGCATGGAGTGTCAGCCCATATTTTATTCACTGCGAGCGATGCTATTTGCCCATCGTTTGAGAAGAAACCTAGCTTTTCCATGATGTCCGAAAGTCCTTTAATCAGGTTGTCGCAATCTGGCGAAGTGCCCTTCCAGATGTCTCGTCCTTGCGCTTTCTTGGCGTCAGCTTTGCGGTAAGGATAAGCAAAGAGCACTTGCATACATAAAGCGCCCTTTAGCGGTTCAAGCGGCTTATAGGGGATTAACTGGCTTGTCCATATCCGCTTCATCTCTTTGACGTTTGGAGGATCGTATTTGCTGACGAACTTGCCCCTTGCAACTGTCTTTTGCTGCTGGGCTGTGCCTTTGGGTGGTGGTATGTGTAGTGTTATTTTCATGATTTACTTCCGTTACAATTCAGAAAAACGTACTTCGTATTCATCAGTCCATTCCTCGTCCATATTAGGCGCTGGTTGTGGCGTTGGCTGCGGGTGCTCTTGTATCGCTCATGATTTAGTTTTGTTTATATATTGGGCGAATTGCTTTATTTATCGCAATTAACCCGTTTGGGTTGATTGTGTATTTGTGGACTGGTCCGTTGCCGTTTTGGTCTGCTATGTGTCGGCATTTGTCGATTAGGCGGCTTGATATAAGCCTCGCCATTAGTGCCTGTGGTGTCGAGTTGAATCCCGCCCTCACTTTTAGCTCTGACATCCTAAGTACACCATGCACCCGCAGAGCTAAGAGCACCTTAATCTCTGAGGGTGTTAGGGTAAGTCTTGTAAGGGTGTTAAGAAGAGCCGCGCAAACCATTTTCTGTTGATCCATTAGTAAGTGATTTTGTCGATGATTAGCGGGCGCTTAATGCCGTACTCTTCAGCGAATGCTTTCAGTGCTTCATCTACTTTCTCCGTGTACTCGTCGCGCTCAACTTTGATGATAAGCGGCTTTAGCCCTGGGAAGTAGCTCATGAAATGCCAGCTATCGAAGCCAGCAACCACCATCGATCCGTGAACCTGCAATTTGTATTTGCTGGGTAGTTCGCCCGCTAACAAATAGCCAACATGATTATTCACGTTGTAAGGGCATTTGATTTCTAATCCGCTACAATACTCGCCATCTTCGCCACGGATTAGAGCGTCGGGTGAGTTACCGACCAATGGCGAAAAGTCAGAAATACAGAAGCCGACTTCCTCCGTTTGGATCTCAGTTTCAACTGTGAATGCTTGTCTAGCTTCCTCTTCGTGCTCATGGCCCCAGTCAGTCGCTTTAGTGCTTGTGAAGCCTTGTGGGTTATCTATGATACACTCAGTAGCTAGTTGCACCATGTATGCTTCTGATGACTTGGAGAGCTTGCCAGTAGGTGTCAGGATATTGCTAAACTCTGACGCTGTGGCGCGTCCTTTACGGATAGCAAGCCATTCCTTTGACCCCTGCTCTAGTTGTGGATAGACAGTCATTAGAGCACCTCCAAAGATGTGAGCTTAACTCCCTTAGTTGTCTGCTGTAGCCCTACATTTGCTTCTTCTCCGATGTTGTACTCTGCAAGGCTGCCAATTGTTTTGTCTGAGGTTTTAGCCTCAATCAATTTTCCACCTGCCTCTAGTGTGACAATGTGTAAATCATTTTCATCTCTGTACTTTGTAATCGTAACCTTCACAGCGTTGATGGGTGGAGTCACTCTCCCTTCCTTAGCCTCCTCTTTGATTGGTTCAAGCTTTGGGGTTGTTTCGATCTCTGGGAGTTTGGTCGGGTCGATAAACTCTTTGCGCAATGGTGTGGCGTTTCGAGAATCTGGATTTTTAAGCTCTTCATCGCTGGTTGTAATACCTAACATTGCTGCTGGCGCGTGTCGTCTAGACCACTCACGCGCTCCTCTGTATGCAAGCCGTTGATCGTAGTTAGTTTCGGTCCACTGGCTGGTTTTCCAGTCTTTAACTAATCCTGTCACTGTGCGATCTTCTGTCTCATCCCAGAATCGTCCTGATACTGTCACCATTCTATTGACTCCTGACCCTGTGTAGGTGTAGGTGAGTCGAACATTAGTCAGTTGCTCAAGTACTGCGGCAACTAGCTTACCTTCCCACATGAGCTTACCTCGAACGATTGAAGCGTGCTGAGCGCAGGCGGTAGGTGATAACCCCCAGCGCATAGCCTGCTCAGTCACCATAAAGCAATTAGCTTTGATTTCCTCTAGTGGAAAAGGTGTGAATGTTTGACCGCTTCGTGTGCCTCTCAAAGTCTCTGGTGTGAGGTTAGTTGCCGCCATCATTCCAGCAACCTGAACAATTGTAGAATAGTGTGCAGGATCAAATAGGCTGAGTGTTGTTTCTTGTGTTTGTATTTCCATATTTATTATGCCTTTTAGCACTCAAAAACCCCCAGCAATTCAATGCTGAGGGTGATTTGGGTTTTGCAGGGTTTAAAAGGTGACTGACTCCAACCAAGCGCAAAGTACTGGAAGGATGACGAATAAGAGTATTGCTTGCATCATGTGTATCTTTTATCACGAAAAAGCGACTACTCAAGAACTAAGTTCAAAAATGTGCAGAAAAGTGCAGATTACTAGAGCCGCGCTCACTCCGTAGAATGAAAGCTTAAGAACACGCTCTAGTTTGTTGAGCTTTTCATGTTCATTCATTACGGATATACCTCTCTAGATTCAAATTCTACACGGCTCATCTCTTCCTCTGCGTCTTGCTGTTGTTTCGCCTCGTGGCAGCATCCGCACAATCCATCCTCAAACTCGCAAACGTACTCTGCTTCAGTGGCGAGGTCTGCAATCGGTTGATAGTGGTCAAGATCCTCAATAGCTACCTCATCGCAATTATCGCCAGCGCAAGGGATGCGGATTGACTGAGCCTCTACACCTAAATCTGACAGCTCGCAAATTAAGTCTGACGCTGTGCGCTCGCTAGTTACGATTGCGTAGAGTCTAGTTAGCTCCCTGAGTTCATCCTTTGCAATGTCAAGCTCGATTGCGCCTATGTCATCGCCATTCAAGTCAGTGTCATAAAATTGCATAGCCTTACCAAGTTGACCTAATCCGATGTAGTCAAACCCTCTCCAACTATAGATTGTTTTAAATTGGCGAATCTCGATTTCGAGTTTTTCGCCTCTGATGGTGCTGTTTATTTTTATTGGTTTCATATTTTTGTTTATTATTGGTTTATCCCTAGAGATTTAAGTGCTGGCTAGTAATATCCTGAGCCTTTTTCGATGGTGACATAGCTAGTCCTTCCGCTAGCAGCAGTCCAAATGTGCAAATATTGAGCCTCTACCCTAATTTTGGTGATTGACTCGATATTGAAGTACTCAAATTTGTTTACTTTTATCAGCTTCATAGCACACAATTCTTGTAGATGATTGCAACATCTGTGCTGTTAGCGCATGATGTGACGACTCGTTTCACTGTGTATATTTCCCACTTTTGGCTTCTGTGGTGACGTTCAGCCATTCTTAACGCCAGCGATTTAGTTGGAGCGTCAAAGAATGAGAAAGATTTCTTGCCGTCCTTCTCGGTGTACGTGGTTAGCTTAAACATTGGCTTCAAGTTCTTCGATTTGCATCCGCCATAGTCGGTTCAAGTTGTGAAAATATTGGTATTGATCGCTCGAACATTTAAAGGCTGCGCTGATATATTCAACTGCAAGAGCTGGTAACTTGAAGTTTTGTCCATCAATTAGATTGGCAGTCCTGTTTTCAATATACCAATCCAGGCCGCCATATTTTTTAAGGCAATCGAAAAACTCTTGCTCAAATGGCTGGCTGTCGGTTTGTAGTCCGTATCTGACAAAGCCGCCTTTGAGCCTAGTTGATTCGATACTGTAACCAGCATATCTAAGCTCTTTAATCCTGGCTGCTAGTCTCGGCACGTCGAACATAATACCTGCCTGCACTTGCGTTAGGGTTTCCCCTGTCTCTAGGTAAGCAAGAATCGCCTGACTCTGTCGTTTTGCGCTGCTTTGCGCGGTGTTTATAGTGGTCATATTTGTTGCACCTCAGTGGTGTGATAAACTTTATAAGTCAGAAATGCGTGAACGGTCAACCCCATAATGTCACTTTTTTGCGATTATTCTTGCGCTGGTCGCGTGGCGTGGTAAAACAAGCGCATGACAACGAACGAGCTACAACTAATTGAAAACGAAGCAGACCAAGCACAAGCTAATTACTCACAACTTTGTGAATCTTACGAAGACAAAACAAACAGCGGCCAAGAGTGCGAGTTTCTTCTTGAGCAAATGACACTAGCGAATCAAAAGCGCCGCGATGCTGAAGCAAAATTCCATTGGGGTTTCCGCGCATTCAGAAAGGCAAACTAACCAAACCAGCCCCGCAAGGGGCTTTCTACTATGCACGAACAGGATATTATAATCTGCTCCATATTCGGCTCTTGGGATATTTGCTCGCTATTAATTTCATTTAAAAAATAGAAACATGAAAACATTTTATAAAGTAGGATTTAAGATCGAAACTGATGATTTTTTCGATCCCCCGTATAGATACCCGCTACAATGGGGGAAGTTTGACAGCAAAAAAGAGGCGCTAGAATACGCAAAATCAAGAATGAGCTGTGAAAGCTTTCAAGTGAAGAAGATAACGATCGAAGTACTAGACGAGGAAATAGTTTAACACCAAAACCAAAACAATGAAATACCTACCAATAAACCCAGCCCTCGTCCTACTCGCAGCGCTACTCGCGGGATCACTACCAGCAGCGGGGCAAAAGCATCGCGGTGCGGCAATCCATAACGCGACCGAAAGCGCGATGCCAATAGCGCGAAAGCAGAAGGTTGGCAAGGCTATAATTTACACGGCACGCGCTAAACATGGCTACACGTTCGCGGTTAAGAATGGCAAAGTGCTTTACATGGACGCCAAGCGAGCGGCCAAGCTCGGTGCAGCATGTTTCAGCATGTCGCACCGAGCGAGGAAAGAAGCTGAAGAATTTACGAAAACCAAATAAACAAAACCGAATAACATGAAAACCAAATAACATGAAAACCAAATAACATGAAAACCGAACTACTAGACCTCCGCCGCATGGACTGCATGGAGCTAATGAAAGAATACCCTGACAATCACTTTGACCTTGCCGTGGTCGATCCGCCTTATGGGATTGGTATGAGCGGGGGCAATGTTGGATATAACGGAAATAATCATTTAGAGCGAAAGGAGTGGGATTCGGAAATTCCATCTCGTGAGTATTTTGAAGAGTTGGCGCGTGTTTCTGAAAATCAAGTAATATGGGGAGGCAATTATTTTCCTTACGTCTGGCCAACGAGGGGTTATATTGTGTGGGATAAGGGCGCGGGGTTTAAGAATAGAACATTCGCTGAATCCGAGTTGGCATTTACCAGCTTTAACCGTAACGCTAAAACATTCTCCTATGATCCTTTGGCGGGGCGTGATTACTGCGGCAAAATCCACCCCACACAGAAACCCGTAAAACTATACGATTGGATCTTCGCCAACTACGCAGAGAAAGGCATGAAGATCCTAGACACTCACATGGGAAGCGGATCAATAGCAATCGCGGCGCACTATGCAGGAATGCACCTCACGGCGTGCGAGTTAGATGAAGACTATTACAAGGCGGCGTGTGAACGCATCGAACGCGAGACAGCACAAACGACACTTTTTTAGTTATGAAAACCGACACACTAGATTTGCGCCGAATGGATTGCATGGAACTCATGCGCGAATATCCAGATAATCACTTTGACCTTGCCGTGGTTGATCCGCCTTATGGGATTGGTGAAGATGGAGGGAAGTGTAGGACACGTGGAAGTAAAAAAACTAACGGCGTCAAAAAACACTGGGATAGCTCTATCCCAGATGAATCTTATTTCAGTGAGCTGCAGAGAGTCTCAGTAAATCAAATTGTTTGGGGTGGAAATTATTTTACTGATCATCTCACATCTTCAAGATGTTGGATTTATTGGCAGAAAGATATGGGAGGTGATTTTGCAGATGGAGAGTTGGCTTGGACTAGCTTTGATCGAGTCTTAAAGCAGTACAGAAAGCGATCTGAGTCTTTAAACCGAATCCACCCGACCCAAAAACCAGTCAAACTATACGACTGGATCTTCGCCAACTACGCAGAGAAGGGAATGAAGATCCTAGACACGCACATGGGAAGCGGATCAATAGCAATCGCAGCGCACTATGCAGGAATGCACCTTACAGCGTGCGAGTTAGACGAAGACTACTACAAAGCAGCGTGCGAGCGCATCAAAGCCAATACACAACAATTATCATTATTTTAATATGAAAAAAGAACTGGAATTACGAAAACCAAATAAACCAATAGAAATTATGAGGACTTTAAAAGTGTGGTCGAAAGGGAGCACAAAGGAAAGTTGGCTGCTAGAGGTGTTAGAGGATGCTATGATGTACAATCAGGAAATGTATGACAGCCTTCATTCGCTTTGCGGTGAACTAATACGAGGCGCAACAAAACAGCAGGCTTTGTACTATAAAAAAAGGATAATCACGCTAGAATATAACCTCGCAGAGTTGAAGCGTGAGACAATCAAAAACGGGGTGAGATCCCCCGCACTTTAATATAGATACTAAAATCTTACTACCATGAAATACATACCAATACACCCCGCCCTAGTCCTACTCTCCGCGCGTCAGAGTGCCTCTGGTGGTCGTGTATGTGTGAACGGTCAACCCCATAATGTCACTTTTTTGCGATTATTCTTGCAAGGTTGGGTAGGTTGCCTTTAGGTATAAGCATGAAAGACAATAAAGATTTCACTGAGTTCTTCTTCTCATGGGCTAAAAGTAAAGGGCTGAAGAGTTCAGACATTGCTAAAGAGTTGGGTAAGAGTCAGGTAGTGGTTAGTAATTGGCGTTCCAAATCAATACCTCCTAATCACAAATACGCCTGCCGTTCTTACATGAACAAGGTTGCTATTCTTGAGATTCTGAACCAATCCAAGTGATTGACCTCTAGCCGCAACCTTATACACTCACCCCATGCTTGACGTATCCCAGCCATTCACCGAAGCCGTTACCTACCTAGCCGACAAGGTTCCTGTGGGTAGTCCCTACAGCTCCGCAGAATGGGCTGCGCGTCATCCTGAGGTGAGAACTAAAGCGTTTTTCTCGGCAAGGGTTGAGAATGTTCGTTTCCTTGAGCGTGGTCAGACCCTTCTAGATGACTTCCTTACTAAATCGGTTGAGGATGTCACCAATGATGCGGGCGTTACGTCTAAGCGGCTCAAGGTTGGCTCACGCGCTGACTTCGTTCAGCAGATGCGTGAGTTCCAACTAAAAGAGGGGATGGCAAGTGAGCGCGATTTTAAAGGCGTTCAGACTGACATTGCAGACATCACGCAACTTTCTAGGCTTCAACTCATCTTTGATACCAATATCAAACAATCATTCGGTTATGGTCGATGGCTTCAAGGTATGAATCCTGTGGTTTTAGATGCATATCCTGCATCGCGTTTTGTTCGCCTGCCTGGTTCAATGGAAAAACGCATTCGTCACGTCGAATCTGAGGGTGAAGTAAGGCTGAAAACAGATCATGCTTACTGGGCTGAGTATCAGAACAGTGAAGAGATTGGCGGGTTTGGGGTCTCTTGGCCTCCGTATGGTTTCAACAGCTCCATGAGCACTAGGGACGTGACACGCAAAGAAGCGGAGCGTCTAGGACTACTAAAGAAAGGTGAGAGAGTCGTGAATGTGCCTACTACTGATTTACAGCAAGTGCCACAACCCGCAGCTGTTGCCACGAGCTTGACCGACAAAGTGCGCGCCAACTTGTCAGACGTAGACCCTGCAATCATTGAGCAATTCAAGCTATCAATCGCGCCTGATCCATTAGTGCGCGTTGTGCCGTTACAAAAGCGGCCAAATGAATCAACCAAGCGTGGCGAGACTGCCGTGATAGACTCCACAATTATCCCCATAATCGACTTCAGAGGCGGGCTATTCGTATTCTTCTTAGATGGTTGGCATAGAGTTAGCGGAGACGCTCAAGAAGGCGATGAAGAGCTAAACGAGTTCAATGATGAACGTACTATGCTTGAAAGGATTAAAGATAGCTTTGGTGAATTGGTGAGTTTTGTCTAAAGCCCTTTGCTTAAATAAGTCTCCATTAAGGGTATGTTAAGGGTATGTCCAGAACTCTAAACTATTAACTTGTGCTCTCACCGTGTACGTTCGACTCGATCCAATATCTAAAAAGTTAGCAGCTTTCAGCTGGCTTGCATCTGTCCCAGCTAAAGTTAAATCTCCCTCAACAGTGCACACAAAGTGCATCCCATTAAGCTCCACATACTCCGACTCCTTGTCAGCTCCATCGGTTGACCAGCTACCTATTGTAACATCGCATTGTACTCCCAAAGTCTCTGAATCCAAGCTGATTAAGTTGTTACTTCCGTACCCCAAGAAACCAGCCTCATCATTCACATCATCTCGATATATCCGACGAGGATATGCGGCTCCGTGGAATATAGCGCAAGACGCACCAAACGGAGCTGACGAGTCTCTAGTGAAGTCACTAGCTGGGCCGCAAATCCTATCCTTCGGTTGATATTCCTCCTTATTTTCAAACCCAAAATCGCCTAAAAGCTGAGCAGTTCGCAAGTCACTCGGGAAGTTCTGCTCTGCGTATGAGTTGATATTACACCCGTAATAGGAGTAATATAGCGTGGCTGCCGCCTGTATCGACGCTTCTATCTGAGCTGCTGTAGGGTCTACAACGGAGTCTTTGTTGTATCCGCCTAGAGTTGTCCATTTGTCATATGAGGCAACGCTCTCCTTTAAGCAGTGTTGGAAGCCGTTTAGCTTGCCTACTGTTGAGAATGGGGATGCAACTGGCATTAGAGAGCTTTCAAGTATTTGAGGATTAAGCCATCTTTGCAAACTTCTATCTGCTCATAGTTGTTCCTGGCAATCTGCTCGACTGTGAGCTTGCTTGATACTAAAGCTATCCTAGCCAGTGGCTGTGTGACTGTCAGTACCTCCCCTTCGCTCTCTGTGTACGCCTCAAACGCTCCAGCCTGCACTATCACTGATTTTATTGACTGGTCGCTGTAGGTGTATTCTAGGCAAACTAGAGAGTCATTTTGTACTAGGTCAACTGTGAGCGTTGGAATGATCTTTGTGGTGCTCAGGAGAGAGTCATAAATAAGCCCCTCATTGATTGTTGCAGTGTATGTTCCATTGTCCTCGGCAAGTGAGACTTTCCAAGGGTGTGGGGATTCGGCAGCACTGCTGTTCTCAATGCTGAATTGAAAGGTTGGTGTGGCTGATGTCCCTCCTAGCCCCTCTTTGATAGGTTGCCCAGATTGCACACCGAAGCCGAATTGGTTTGCTCTTGAGGCTCTGAGTCTATCGATCAGGTCATTTGCTCCGAGGTTCTGCGGTGGCCCGAATGAGACCTGCGTTGTGCCATCTTGGATGTTATGCGAGACGCTTTGAATAGACTCGTTCATGGTTGCCCATTCAGCCCGCCCGCCTGTGATGTTAAGTTTCTGACCTACCTTGGTTATGGTGTCCACGTCTTGACCTATGACGGTAACTGATCCGCTAAGTCTAACCTTGTTTAATTCAGCTAATAGCTGCGCTGCGATACCTGTTGGCACGTCTTCGCCAGGGTTGGAGGTGACAGATCGTTTGTAGTTTTTCGTTCTCGCGTTCGTCCCCATTACTCGGCCAGTGACTAAGCCAGTGAGATACGCCTTTCCGCCGAATGTCTTTGGCACTGTGAAAATTGTCGCAAGAGATGCTTTAATCTCTGCATCCCCTATAGCGTCAAAAACGGCTTGCTCAATAGCCATAGTGGCTTGCGCTCGGACTGGTCGATACCTAGCGCCTGCCCACTCTGGTAGCGTCCCTTCGATGATGTGGCGCGGGTAGTCTCTGACGTTAGTTGTTTGAAGTATCGGTGTAGCATTCGGGTTGATTGGCTCAGGCGGTGGAACGTCTAGTTTTTCCAACTCTACCCGATGCTTTTTGATGTCCTCCGCTGGCACGTTCACCGCTGGTATGTGTAAAAGGTCGCGCAATACGTTCAATCCTTTAGCGTCAGCAATCGCTGTCAGTTGCGGAGTGTAATTTATATACCATTCCTTGATAGCGTCATTCGCTGCGTCATCTTGCGGGATTGTCTCCGTTGTAACTCGCGCATACTCATTTTGAAATAGACCACCTTGCAATCCTACAGTCTCCACAACCGTTCCGAGCTGTGTCGGGTCAGCATTAGCGGGCGCAACGTCCTCATAAATTTCAGTGTAGTTCTCTGAGTCGATTGATATTGGCTTCTCATACCTAACGACCACACAAGGCACTTGCTCTGATTCGTGAGTGTTTACCGTGTGGTTCGTGATGTTTGCGGTTCCGAGCTGGTAGACTCTCGCTGGGGTCAAATCACGGGTCGATAAATTGAAACGCGGTGGATTGTATGAGTTATCAATCCATGCAACATGGTCAGGCATCATCCGCAAAATTTCGCGGATCATCTCTGCACAAGTTCGATCCTTTGACTCTGTGCGATACCATTCAATTCCTGCTGAGATATTACCCGCTGCGATATTTAGCCCTTTGCTGTTTGCATAGTCGATTATCGTTTTGATTCTGTCGCCTAATGGCACGTCTGTTTCAAAAGTGGTTGTACCGATGTAGCTTTGGACAAATGTGATTGTAGATTCCTCGTCATCATTGCCAGTTGGAGGTGTTATCGTTTTGACGTAATCGCGCTCGACTTGGTAGACAAGACGCTCTAGGTCGTACCATGAATCCTTCAGCACGTACTCTAATGACTCGTCTGAGCCTGTCGCCATGCGTGGCGTTTGGAATACTGTGCCAGTGAACACGTTGACGCCATCACGAGCGATTTGTACAGACTGACCATAGGTGAATTGTGCACCCTGTGTGTAGTCATCCGCTACCACCGCAAGGACGGCCTCGCTGGGTGTCTCTGTGTTTTCGGTGATGCTGACTATAGTCAGATTGAGGCTTTCGGGTGTCTGCCCGTTGATTGTCCAATGGCTCATTATTTTTCTTGGCGTTTGGCGTTATTAGTAAGATCTTGCACTTGCTTTCTGAGTTTCTTCAGCTCCATGTTTTCTATCAGCGCGTCATTAGCCTGCTTCTGTGAAAGTGATATCAGATCTTTAAGGATACGCATGGTCTCTGATGATCCTACTCCTCTATTGCTGAGATTGGCTTGAGCTTTAATAAGGAAATCTTTTAACGCTTGAGACTCGTCCCCAGTCTGCCCATTTGACGCACCACGGATAAAAGAGTCTGCCCCTGAGTAGTCGCCTGGAAGCGATCTCTTGAACTTGCCTAACCTGTCAACAACTTCAACGCCTGCCGCCTCTTGCCGCTCTCTTCTGGCAGATTCCGCATCTCTCAATTTTTGTTGCTCCGCTTTGATTTTATCCGCCTTTGCTTTGTCTTCTGCCGCTGCCGCTGCCGCTTGAGTTTGATTCTGTATATCTCTTATTTCTTTCTCCGTTTTCCTCCGCTCTTTAACGCTGGCTAGTATCTTTCTTTCAGCCTCTATCCTTTTGGTCAACTCTCCAGCACTCTGAGCGGCAGTGGTAGCACCCTCTCTCAGCCTCTGCACATCGCTTTTCTTTTGCTCCCTCTCCGCTGCCAAATCAGTAGCCTTGGTCTCCAACGTTACCCTCTTACCCATGCTGGACAATGCTCGTTTAGCTCTAGCACTCTGAGTGTTGAGTTGCCTATCTAGCGCATCCATTTTGCCGAACTTGCTGTCCTTGCCCACTACCCCACTAGAGATGTCTTCCTGCCTCTGGCGCTCGTTCCCTTTAGCTATATCGACAATTCCTTGAAGGGAGATTCTTTGTAGTTCCTCATTGCCGCTAACTATGGCAGACGCTAAGTCATCAATTTTAGAGTTCATGAACTTCACTGCAGACTCTTGACGTCTGAGCTTAGCTTCAGCGCCTTCTTTGTCTCTGAAACCCATCCGCTCATTATTTACTTCGCGCAAGAATTTGGACAACATATTAGCCATCCCAGAACCTTGACTGCCCCTTATGGATGATACTGATTTGTCAAATAATTTGCCCGCGCTCAGAGACTTAGCCGATGTCTTGTCTATCTGCTCTCTGGTTGGAATTGTCCTCTCCAACTCTCCAGCGGCAACTGATTGCGCTCCAGCTTGGCTTATAGCGCCAGATCTAGCGGTCTCTAGTGCTCCAATGTTTTCTCGCCTTGTAGCCTCTTCGTCTTGGTTTGTGAGTATAGCCATTCGCTCGCGAATAGCCGCAAGCTTGGTTTGCTTGTCTAACTCTGAACCCCCTCCTTGCTCGACTCTCAGTTTGTCTAGCTTGGCTTGAACTTTGGCTTGCTCTAGTTCTAGCTTTCGTTCTAGCTGTTTAGCTTCCGCATTGGCTGAGACTGCTGTAGTGTTCTTTTTTAACGCTGCCGTCTCTTCGTCGATAGCTTTCGTGTAGTTGGCTTGATTCTCAAGATCTTTCTTCGACGCTTTTATCTTGTCCAGCTTATCGGTGTCGAACTCGCTTATAGCATCACTAAGACTCTTCGTGG